TCAGCTCATCCAGGCACTCAGAATTTCCAGAACGGCCGCATTGTCTTCTTCGCTCAGGGTTTCCAAATCGGGGTCGGCCCAGAGCATACCGCGCCGGGGCATGTGCTTTGTGCCCCATTCATGGTAGGTGGCCACGGGCTGGCCGAAGCCCACGGTGACGCTGGTGGCCGTCACCTGGTGCGACAAGCTGCCTAGCATGTCGCCATATCGATCGAGCAGCCTGCCGTTGGCATCCTCGGGATAGCTGGCGGCCGTGGACTCGGCCCAAGGCTCCCATGGATCTCCGTTTGGGTCGGTGCGGCTTTCAAATCGGGCGCTGATCCGGCTTTCCAATTCCATGCCGATGCTGGCCAGCGGTTCGGTCATGTCCCCCAGCTTGGCCTGCAGATGTGCGATGTGCTCGCGGATGTTGCCTTGGCTGTGTATATCTAGGACCAGCATCACTCCCCCTTATTGAGCCCAGCATCGCGGGCCGCCTGTCCAAGCGCAGGCACGGCCGCCGCCAACTTGCTCTGGATCTGCTGGCGCATGGCTTGCTGGCGGGCCTGGCCGGGGTTGTAGGCAAAACCTGGGTCGATGCCCTCTGGCACGTAGAGCACCTCGCCAGTGCGTGGGTTCACGTATTCGCGCAGGGGCACCACCGGCTCCTGAGTGTTGAAGCGCTTATACACGCCCTGGGCACCTGCATCGCGCTCCGCGCCTTGGCGTTCGATGCTGTAGCCCCGGTCGTACTCGGCCTGGCTCATGCTCATCACTCGGCAGCGGCAGCGCCAGCCGTTGGGTGGCCAGTGGGTTTTCCAAAACGGATGGTCTACGGGCAGCACCAGGTTGTCCCACGCCGCGTGTTCATGGCGCACGCGGCCATCGCGCCGGGTGATATAGCGCAGATACGGGTGGGTGCGCTTGGCACGCTCCACGCGCTCCCACAGGCCGGTCGCGTAAGCCTGGCGGGTGTTGGTGTCATAAATCAGGCGCAGCCGTGCCGGATCAAACGTGGTCAGCTTCACGGCCCCATCGGTCGGGTCGGTGACCGCCTTAGTGCCCCACCAGCCCGCCTGGGTCAGCAGCGCCTCGATGTCATCCATCCAGTCCTTGCGGGTCAGATCGCCATTGACCGATTTGACGATGGCCTGGTGCACCGCCTGCAGCAGATCCAGCCGGGCCAAGCGGCTGACGGTGAATTGCAGGCCATGCTCTTCCTGCCAAACGTCCTGCCAGGCATAACTCACGCTCAACTGGCCACGGGCTTGCAGGGCTGCCACAGCGCCCGCAGGCGTCAGCTTGTGGAGTTGGGCAAATTCTGATGCAGCACTCATGGCGTCACTCGTTGGCAAGGCCAGCTTCACCGGCCAATCTGGCCGTTGTGGCAACCCGGGTCAGCGATTGCGCCAGCGGTTCGGTGTCCAGGGTGCCGAGCTGCCGCACCAACTGGTCCAGCAACTGGCCTGCCGTCAGCCCCTGGGCCTTGGCATCGGCAAACAGCTGGCGCAGCGGATCCACCATGGGCTCCATCACTGGCTGCCATAGCTCACGCTCGGCCATGACCAGCGCATCCAGGGCATCCGGCTCAGACGGGACTGTGACGGGCTCAGCAAAATCCGTGGTCTTGCTCCCAGCTGGAGCATTTTGCTCGGGCGCTGGCGGCGTCGAAGTGGTGCGTTTCTTGTGCCAGCCTTCACCATAGCGGGCGATCACCGTCGCCTCATCCAGCTCAAAGCCCATATCCGAGACGATCTTGTCCGCCTCGGCCATGGACTTGGTGTCCTCCTCCTCCTTGATATTCCGGTAGACCAGGCAAGGCTCCAGGCCGTTGAATTCACAGATCCAGCGAATCAGCGAGCTGTTGAGCGTGTCCGACAGCAAGTCGCTGTCCGCCTGCGTCAAGTCCTGGCGCACATCGCGGCGCTCTTTGCTGGCAGAAGCCACGGCCCCACCACTGGCGCGGGCAGGTTCCTGGCCGGTCAGGATCTCTGCGATCCAGTCGTCCATGTACTCGCACAGCTGCTGCTGGGTGGTCACATTGCCGCTGAGCTTGCTCTCCAGCAGGCTGATTTCCATTCCCTCGGGCGTCATCACCCAGCCGTCATTGCTGAATGCGCGCAGGGCATCGGCCAGCGTGGCCTTGGACTTGTTGTCGGATCCCCGTGGATACTTGCCATGTGGGGTGGGCGAACCAAAGCGATCACACAGCTTGTTCCAGGCCACCACGCCTTTGCGCTTGAAGTAGACCGGCCAAAACAGCTGCAGCCCCAGGCCTGTGCCGTAGGGGTTGTCATCTTCGGGGTTCACACGGTGCACGATGAATTTGCGCTCGGGCACTGGCACACCGCGCTGCATGGCCTCACGGGTCAGCAAGTGCAGCTGGGCCGGTGTGTTGGCTTGGTCCTGCACAAACACAAAGCGACGCTGGGCACGCTTGACCACCCGGTCTGGCACCACCAGGTTGTCACGCACCGTCCAGATGATCTCGCCCACCGCATACCCGGCCAGCAAAGCCTCCAGCATGTCTTTGCACATCTGGTCAAAGCCGAAGCCTTTGAGAATTGTGGTGAGCGTCTCGGCATCGGCATTGTCCTTGGCGCTGTCTTTGTTCACAGGCTCGGCCTGCCAGGCTTTACCCACCAGGGCCAACTGGCGCTTTTGCAGCCCTGAAAAGACTTTGCCATCGCGGCGCAAGTCTCGGTACAGCTCCACGCCCCCGTTGCCACGCTCCAGCAGCAACGGGTCGTTGGTGCGCAAAATGCCCAGGTAGTGGGTCTCAAACGGATCAACCAGGCGGTTGGCAAACTCTGTGTCCAGCTCTGGCATGGGCATGTGATCCGCCGCGCCGCTTCTGCTTGTGGCCGCGGCTTGCCGGGCAGCTCTATCTTTTTTAGTAGCCATGGACAAAATCTCCGAAGGACTGACTGCTATCACGCCTGTCGCCGCTGGTGTATTCGATGGGAGTTGATGCATTACGGGACGCGTGCCATGCCAAGGCGGCGGCTACGGCTACGTCGCCATGTCGTTTGCCCTTATCCGAGCCAGTGCTGCGGACATCGGGAATCCGTGGCACACCACGAATCACCTGGACCAGGCGCAGATCAGCCATCGTGTCTGCGTCCATTGGCAGGCCATCCAGCGTGCCATCTTCAAACGCAGCCTTCAAAGGGGGCATGTTCTCCCGGTACCAAGTCTCGGAAAGCATGACCTGATGGATGCGTTCCACGCCATAGCGCTGCATAGCAACCTCAGCCAGGTACTGCCCATTGCCTCGGGCGTCAAATGAACCCCCACTGAAGCGTGGCAGTCGATCCAGCAGATAGAACGCGACCTGCTCCTGCTGTTTGAAGGGCACGTTGCGCAGCTCCACAGTGAAGGGCGGACGCCGGACCAGGTTCGGGTATTGGATGAGCGGCACATGCACCGACAAGTCGCCCGTGCGCCCGAAGTCCTCGCCGTCGAAACTGAGTACATCTTGCGGCAGGGCCTCCAAGATGGGCGCCATCTGCGCCTGCAGCCAATCACGGCATTCAGCGATACGGATGTGTTCTGGCAGCACCTCAAAGCCGGGCTTGCACTCCCAGCGCAGCACGGGAGTGTCTTTGGACATGCGCGATTCGATCAACGCGCGTGTCAGCCATGAGCCACTGCTGTTGGCGGGGATGCAGTCCAGTTCTTCCAAGGCGCCATCGCCATAGAAGGAATAGACACCAGCCATCCATTCGGCTTCATCTTTGGCTGTCCAGACCTTGCCCAAGCGCATGCACACGCGCTTGTACAGCCCTTCAGTCACGGCCTCTTGGAATGTGATGCGGTGCACAGTGCCCTTGCGGCGCCCCGAGCGAATGTCAGTCACCAGCTCGTTGAACGGGTTGTCCGTCCCGTTGTGCGTACTGATCACGCGCACCTTGCCGCCCCATATCAGCATGGCCAGGGCGGCCTTGAGTAGCTCTGCTAACTGATCGTGGAACGCCGCCTCGTCGATGACGATGGTGCCCTGCCGGCCGCGCAGGTTGGAGGGGCGGCTGGACAAAGCAACGATGCGAAAGCCGGAAGCAGGGAACTTGATCGTGTAGGTCTTGATGTTGCGGTCGGCTTCATCTTCGCCATCCCACATGCCTTCCTCAATCTCTCCGGCTGCATAGTTGAACACCCTAGCCCACATCGCGCAGGCCTGGATGTACTCGATAGTCATGTCCTGGTTGTAGGCGATGTAGTAGACATTCTGGCCGCCTGGCGGCCGTGAGTGAGCAGGTGTTGGCCGCCAGCACGCTGGAGGTGACATACGCTGAATCGTTTGACACCACATTTGAAGAGTCGTTCAGCTGGACCCCGCCTGAGCTGTACATTGACCTGTGCCGCCTGACCGAAGACTATGTGGTGCCGGGCTCGGTGCAGTTCAGCTGGCTGGGCCACACCTACATCGATGTGGACGGCGACATCATCCGCGACCGCACCAGCGCCAACGCTGGGGTGGTGGCCGGGCGCATGGACTATGAAGCAGGCCTGGCGTTTTTGACAGACTGGCTGGTCACCAACCCGGCAGGGACGCTGCAGCTGCAAAGCCTGTGGACCACCCGCAAGCAGTGGACGGCCGCCAGCGTGTTCTTTCGCACACCGGCCGCGCCGGTGGCTGTGCAGGGCATCACGCTCAAACTGGCGGACTCGCATGGCAACGCCATCACCCTCACGCCGGATCTGGACGGCTACTTCACCACTGCCCAAAGCCGGGGGCGCATTGACTACCAAGCGGGCCTGACCGAGATCCAGTTCGGCCGCTTTGTGGCTGTGGGGGAGCTGACAGACGCTGACCGCGCCGAGTGGTGGTATGACCCCGCCGACATTGGTAGCGTGCAGGCAGGCAAGATCTGGAAGCCTCTGGCGATTGATCCGACTACCCTGCGTTTCAATAGCGTCACCTACGTTTACCTGCCGCTGGATGCCGACATCATCAAGATGGACCCCACGCGCCTGCCCAGCGATGGCCGGGTGCCCATCTTCTCCACCGAGTCGTATGTGGTCGTGGGTCACACCGGCGTGCTACCGGCTGCCAGCCTGAGCAACGGGCAGACCATTGACTGCGCCCGCACACGCCTGAGCCGCGCCTGGATCGTGGGGGCAGATGGCCAAAAAATCCAGACCGGCTGGAGCGTGGACCTGGATGCGGGCCGGGTCAGCATCGTGGATGTGACCGGCTGGGTGCAGCCCGTGCGCGTGCACCACCGCATTGAAGAGATGGCCCGCGTCTCTGACGTGCAGATCAACGGCACGCTGACCCTGACCAAGTCGCTCAGCCACGACTTTCCTGCAGGCAGCGTCGTCAGCAGCGCCCTGTACACCGGCACCATCCGTGCCCGAGTCAGCCACTTGTTTGACCAGGACACGATTGACTCCAAAAGTTGGGCGGACTCTCTGGTGGGCAACCAAGCGCCCGCGCAGTTCAACGACACAGCATTCCCCATCCAGGTGACCAACGCCGGTGCCGTGTCGGAGCGCTGGCTGCTCAGGTTCACCAATGCCAACACCTCGGTGGAAGTGATCGGGGAGCATGTCGGCAACCTCGGCATCTTCCCAGTCGCCAATGACATTGCCCCCATCAACCCCAACACCCGCACGCCCACCTCGGCCGGTGTGCCGTACTTCAAGGTGCCTTCAGGTGGCTGGGGTACGGGCTGGAATATTGGCAACGGGCTGCGCATCAACACGGTGGGTGCCATGCAGCCGTTTGCTTGCATCCGCACCGTGCAGCCCAGCGAGGCTACAAGCACCGACTACCAGTTTGAGCTGGCTGGCTGCGGCGACATCGACCGCGCTGGCAGCTACTAACAAGAAAAGGAATCACCATGACCATCTCTACCGCAGTGAAATGGGCTGTCTCCAACATGACGGGGGCGCCCACTCTCAATGGCACGGCAGGCAGCTTGATCACCGTGCTGGATGCTTTCCTGGTCAATGGCTTTGGCACCAAGGCTGTGGACAGCGCGCAAGTGATCAGCGGTGTGTGCCGCATGGCCATCACCGGGGCGAGTGCGGCGCTGGATCACTGTGTGATCCAGCTGGCGGGTGTCACGGGCAGCGGTGTTGCGCTCAACGGCCAGCAGCGCGTGAAGACCGCCACGCCCAGCTACGTGGAGTTCGCCTGCGATCTGCCCGACGGCGCATTGACCGGCACCATCACTTTCAAGATCGCGCCTTTGGGCTGGGAAAAGGTTTTCTCCAAAACCAATGTGGCGGTGTACCGGCCTACGGATGCGAGGGGAACACGTCCCTATATCCGGGTAGATGACACCAACGCCCTGTATGCCCGGGTGCAACAGTATGAGTTGATGACCGAAGTTGACGCCGGGGTGGGTGTCTCGCCCGCTATTGCAGGCGGTTACTTCTGGCACAAGCGTCAAAGTGCCAGCGCAACCGGGGTGTACTGGGTGTTGTTGGGTGACGCACAGGGCTTCTATCCTTGCATTGCTCCTGGATCAGCTAGCGCTGCTGATCAGGCTAACTACGCTGCCCTTTGCCCCTATGTAGGCGATCTCAACAGCTACCGCAGTGGCGATGCATGGTGCAGTTTCCTGTCGGGTGCAACAGACGCCACATGGACTGGTGTGGCGGGCTGCGTGTTCCAAAGCGGTGCCATCGCAGGGCGTACAACCATGCGTGGCAGCCACGGCATTGGGGCTGCCATTACTTGTGATCGCGTCACGTTTTCCAGCGGGACGTCTGGTGCTGTGGCTGCGCTGGGAGCCTTCCCCAGCCGCGTGGATAACGGGCTGCGTCTGACCCCGACACTGATCATGGATGGAGCGACAGTCAATGGCCCGCGCGGCGAATTGCCAGGAGCTTTCTTCTGCCCGCAATCGGAAGTTAACAGCGTGATTGGTACAGGCGTGCGGTTTACAGCTGGGCAAGGTGCGTTCACGGGGAAAACGCTGCTTTCACTTACTGTCGGTGCTCCCAATTCGCAATCGGGCAACGGTATAGGTTTCTTTGACATATCCGGGCCTTGGAGAGACTGATGCCGGCTTCCAATGTGTGGCGAGTCACCGCCGTCAATACGCAAGGTGCAGACCTTGTACTGAGTCGGCTTAGGTTGTTGGCAGCGAGTAAGCGTGTGGATGCTGAGGGCGTGATTTCTTGCTCGCACATGCCGATTGATGGCGAGCTGTGGCAGCTGCTGGAGGACTCGGTTAGCGCCTGCGTTTTTGCTGCAGCCGATGTGCATCAGCCGGGTTTTCAACTTGTTTTCACACTGCCAGCAGCGGTGGATGTGGATGGGTTGGAGCTGGGGGCAGTGCTGCCGCATACGACTCCAGTTGCGCTCAGGCTGGAATACATGGCGGGCGGGCAATTCATTGCGCTCAATGATTTCATTGGTATCGCTCCCGCTGTTGTGCCGGGGGCGCATATCCTGGGCTTTGCGCTCAAGGGCACGCCAACGTCGGGGTATATCGTTGCAGCCGTTGCTGGGAGTAACACAGGCGATTTGGACTATGCCAATACTTCGGTTGGCACCTGGGAAGCAGCCTTCGGCCAGACGATCGGGATTGGCCTCTTTGCATCTGCGCCCACCAATCCAGGGGATACAGGCGTTCTGCCCATCAAAACCATCAATCAGTTTTCGATCTATGACTCGCTAGATATCGCTGCGCGCAACGGCACCTGGAACCCAGACTACGCTGAAATGGACATGGAGTTTTTGCGTGCCGACGCAACTGTTGTTGCGGCTGTGCGCTCAACCTACAGAGCGGCCTATTCACTGCGGATGCGATATGGCAGTTCCCTGGCATCCCTTGCTGATGCGCCATTCGCAGGTTCGTACCCAGGGATAGGCGGCACTCTCACCTTCACACCGACTTCCATGGTCTGGGCGAATGATTCGCCGACCAATAACCACCTGTCATGGTCCTTCTATGCGTCGTTTAGTGACGTGGTGGCTGTGCGGTTCTCTCGGGTGCGCGCGGCATCTTCTTATTCAAGTGCGGGTGGTGCTTATGTGGCTGTGCGGCGTAGAAAGTCGATTGCCCCAGATGGATTTACAGGCGCATTGCCTATACGCGCCACTCAATTCTTAGAAGTGAAAACACCAGTGGCTGTGCAAGCGCAACCGCAAGGGGGAGCTGCGATCGAGCTTCTGTTGGCGACTAAGCTGATGGATGCAGAGCTTGGTGGGTTTGGCGTTATCCACGGCACCGTCGAGCTGTTCAACCAGGCAGGTAACCTTCCGCTGCCCCGCCGCGTGCGCCTGCACCGCAGCCGCGACGGCCTGCTGGTGCGCGAGACCTGGAGCAACGCCCAGGGCCAGTACCGCTTTGAAGGCATCAACCAGCGCTACACCTATGACGTGATCGCCTGGGACCACGAAGGCCTGCAGCGGTCCGTGGTGGCCAATGACCTGACCCCCGAGGTGCTGCCATGACGGCTCCGGCCTACTACGAGTGGCGCCTGGGCGGCGCATTGCTGCAGGCCCAGCTGCAGGCCACGCTGGCGCGTCTGGACATTGGCACCACCGGCAACGCCGCGGTGCGCCTGTACACCACGGCCCGGCCAGACACCATGGGCGTCAGCCCCGCGCCCTGGCTGGAGATCCCGTTGGCCCGGCCTGCCGGTGTGATTACCGATGGCTTGCTGGTGCTGCAGCCGCAAAACGTGGCCGGCGTCATGGTGCTGGCCGGTGGCATCCCCCGCTGGGCCGAGCTGGTGGCCGCTGATGGCGCGGTGCTGGCCGAGGGCGGTGTCACGACCGCAGGCGTGGGCGGCTGCTTTGAAGTGGCGGGTGGCACCGTGCCAGAGGGTGAACAGGCCCCCCAGTTCTACCCCGGGGGCATCGTGACCCTGACCGGCTCCGCACTGGGCTAAGCCATGGCCAGCACGCGCCTCATCTTTGACCAGCAGCGTCCGGCAGCGGGCAACCCCGTGCGCCTGGTGTTTGGTGCGGGCGGTGATGCGGATGTGCCCACCTATGCGCTGTCGGCCCAGGGGCGCATCACCGGCCTGCGTGGCCAGGTGCGCATGGCCAGCGTGCTGCAGCTGCGCGCCCAGGGGGGCATCACGGGCCTGCGCGGCACCGTGGCCACGGGCTGGAATGTCAACGTCAGCCGCCCGGTGGTGGCCAGCGCCCAGGAGCGGGGGCAAGCGGCCGTGCTTCGCAGCACGCAGCTGCAGGCAGTGTGGCAGCAGTCACAACGCACCCAAACCGCCATCAGCCAGGTCTGGCAAGACGCCCGCCATGTTTCAGCACAAGTGCGAGCCCTGTGGCAGCAATCCCATGGCCTGCGCGGTGCGGGCGTCGAGGTGGTTCAAGACGCCGTGTCCATTCGCCAGCACATCAGCAGCCGCTACCAAGAAGGCCTGCGCAGGCATGCCGCTGTGCAGGATCTGGTGCAAGACGCTGTCACCCTGCAGGCCTTGGCGCTGGTGCGGTTTGAAGAAGCGGTGCGTCTGCGCAGTGCAGTGCAAAGCCACTTTCAGCACGGCCAAGCCGCTGCAGGCCACTGGCTGGCCAGCTTTGCCCAAGGCTGTACCGTCAGCATCGGGGGGCTGGCCCGCTTTGAAGAAGCCATGCGCCCCGGTCCCGGCATGTGGCAGCGACCATTGCCTCAGCCGCCTGAGCCCTGCTATGTGCCGGGCCTGCCCGCAAAGCTGCTGTTTAAGCAGCCCTATGTGGCCGGTCTGCCCGCGCACCTGGTGTTCCGCTGCTACAAGAGTGGAGGGCAGGATCCGCAACCAGGTGGACCCATCGTTGTACCTATTAGGAGGGTGTACATCGTGCATAACAGTGTGACTCTGCTGCGTCTGGACAGCGGTCGTGAGCTGCGTGCCATCGACTTCAGCATGTCACTGGACCGCAGTTCTTGGACGTGGAGCTGGAGCGCATCGCTGTATGGCGATGATGGGCAGTACCTGGGCCGCGAGGCCAACGGCGATCCTGCTGAGCTGCTGGTGACCATCAACAGCGTGCCGTTTCGTCTGCGTCTGGAACGCAAGAAGCGCGACCGGCGCTTTCTGCCGCAGGAGCGCTGGCAGGTGTCTGGGCGTGGGCGCAATGCCATCCTGGGGGCAGATTGGGCACCCCAGATGGGCTTTGGCAACCCCACGGCAGCCCGCACGGCGCAGCAATTGGCGCTGGATGCCCTGCAAATCAATGGCGTGAGCCTGGGCTGGGAGCTGGACTGGCAGTTGGACGACTGGAACGTGCCTGCCGGGGCCTGGGCGATGCAGGGCCGCTACATCGACGCGGTGCTGGATATCGCACAGGCGGCCGGTGGCTATGTACAGCCCCACAGCACCGACCAGGTGCTGCGCATCCTGCACGACTACCCAGTGGCCCCATGGGATTGGGCCGACGTGGATGCCCCCATCGTGCTGCCAGCAGACGTGTCTGAGGAGGATGGCACCGAGTTCTTGGACAAGCCCAACTACAACCGCGTGTTTGTCGGCGGTGTCAGCGCCGGGGTGTTTGGCCCCTTCACGCGCAATGGCACGGCAGGCGAGGAGCTGGCCCCGCAGGTCACCCACGCCTTGATCACCGATGTCACGGCCCAGCGCCAACGGGCGCTTTCTGTGCTGGGCGACACTGGCAAGCAGACGCTGCGGACGATCACACTGCCTGTGCTGCCTGAAACCGGCATCATCGTGCCCGGCCAATTTGTCCGATATGACGGCGAGGTTGGTCTGGTGCGGTCCACTGGAGTGAACTGGCGGTTCCCGGTGCTGCGCCAGTCCTTAGAAGTGGAGACCCATGCCTAATATATATAGACAGTTTTTAGACCTGATCCCCAAGGAGCCCCGCCAGGTGGGCGATGTCAGCGCCATCATCAATGGCGTGGCCATCGTGGATCTGATGGGTGGAGGGCAGGTCCAGGCCGTGGGTGACGCCACGATTGGTCAGCGGGTCTTTGTGCGTGCGGGTGCGATTGAGGGGCCTGCGCCGACTCTGACTTACTCGGAGGGGGTGGTCTAAATAAAAGACGGGCGACTTGCTGTGGTGCTACGAACACCCCAACAAGCCCCTGACAGCAGAACGGGCCTGCATGCCTGGCTAAGACCCGCCACTGTCGCGACAGTGCGTAAAGTCTATGCCGTTTTTCCAGTGGAAAAGAGATTTCTATGCAGGAAATTCGATGCGGTAACTGTCGCCGCAAATTAGCCGAAGGTGAGTACATCCGCCTGGCCATCAAGTGTCCCCGCTGCGGGGCCTTCAATCAGCTGAGCGCCCAGAGCGCCACACCAGAGCACCACCGAGTGTCCGAAGCTGAGATACATGACAAACCCCATCATCCCTTGGATCGGCGGCAAGCGCCGGCTGGTCGACATGCTGCTCAAGCGCTTCCCGGCGCATGACTGCTACGTGGAAGTGTTCGCAGGCGGCGCGGCCGTCTACTTTGCCCGGCACCCGGCCGACGTCGAGGTGCTGAACGATGTCAACGGCGACCTGGTCAACCTGTACCGGGTCGTCACCCACCACCTGGAAGAGTTCGTGCGGCAGTTCAAATGGGCGCTTACCAGCCGCCAGGTTTTCAAATGGCTGCAGGACACCCGCCCCGAGACCCTGACCGACATCCAGCGCGCGGCCCGCTTCTTCTACCTGCAGCAGCAGTCCTTCGGCGGCAAGGTGACTGGCCAGACCTTCGGCACCGCGACTACCGCACCAGCCATCAACCTGTTGCGCATCGAGGAGAATCTCTCGGCCGCCCACCTGCGCCTGGCGGCCGGCACATACATAGAGCAGCTGGACTGGGCGGCATGTGTCGATCGCTACGACCGCGCCCACACGCTCTTCTATCTAGACCCGCCGTACTGGGAGACTGAGGGCTACGGCGTGGCTTTTCCCTGGGAGCAGTACGAGCTGATGGCCAGGAAACTCAAAACCATCAAGGGCAAGGCTGTCATCAGCATCAATGACCACCCCGCTATCCGGGAGTGCTTCAAGGATTACGAGATGGAGGCGCTGAAGCTGGATTACACCGTTGGTGGAGGCGCCAATCGTGTGGAGCGGGGTGAGCTGGTGATCTACAGCTGGAGCCGATCGGAAGAGCCGGCTGGACTTTTCTAG